CTAACCAGCCTCCGGCAGCGGATACCTGGCCTTGATCTCCTCGACTTTGGCGATCCAGGCAGAGTAATCCGGTTCCACGCCGGCCTTGATAGCGTCGAACTCGGCCTCGGTCTTGAGCGGGTCACTCTCCAGGCGGTAGGCATTCGCCCGCGCCGCGGTTGCGGCATCGTACTCAGCCTGCCAGCGTTCTTGCGCCTGCTGTTCAGCGGTCTTTACCTGGCTCCAATCGATCATCGCGGTAACTCCACAGGTCCATCAGCCTCGATCAGCAACGGTTCAGGGAAGCGAGCAGCGGCACTGGCATCAGCGGCCAGCGGGAACCGCAGGATCAGCTCCAGCCGGCCGGCACGTCGCAGTGCAGGACCAGCGAACCACTCCGACCCGATAGCCTCGGCCGGCAGTTCACCACCGTCCGGGAGCGGTGTGAAGTCGAACACCTGGCCGTTCACGGCGAGCACATCGCCAGCCCTGCTCAGCGACAGGCGCTCGTCGCTGCCTGGCAGTGGTGCGTACGGTGACAACTTGATGATCATCAGAACCACCTCCCGATGGCGACGACCCTGTTATTCCTAGTCTGAGCGCCTGACGTGAATGATGCCGACGATATGCAGAAGAACCCCACCCCAGCCGTACCCGCGGATGGATTGAAGTAGGTCGCTCCCTGGTTTCTCGCCGACACGCCAGAGTCATAGTCTCCACCAGCACCAGAAGCGGAGACAGCCCCAGCGATGGGGTACGAGGAACTAAAGCTCGCCGGATACGACCAGTTCGCACCGACTGATGAGACCCCAGCGGTGAATGTGAGAGTGTTCGTCCAACAAATCTGCGTCCCATCCGCGAACCGCACATACTCCCCGTTCGCGTTACTCCCGCGCTCAATAATCGCACCAGACGGTATGCCGCTCGCCTGAGAGACTGCGCCGAGAATGCTGTCTCGCGAGTACAAAGCCCCAGTTGAACCCAGGGCAGGTCTAACTGCAGCACTCCCAAGCCCAAGGGACGTGCGCGCACCAGCGGCGGTTGCAGCTCCTGTTCCGCCGAGTGCTACCGGCACCGTGTCGCCGTCGGCGAACTCGCGGAGACTGCCGTAGCCGTTGCCGTCGGCCTGGAGTTTCGTCGGGCGTATATCAGCCATTGAACAGCACCTGGATGTTGAGTTGAGCGCCGGCGGCGGTGTACGCCGGCAATTGGCCGTCTGGGTTCATGGCGAGCCGCAACATAGAGCCGTCGGCGAGATACCCAGGAACAGCCGCGGGGATGCGGACGTTCATCGGGTATGCCACCACGACGCCCGCGCCGTTGGTCACGAACTGGTCGTATCCGGTGCTGCGCCGGACGAAGTAGATCGCGTTCGGCTCCAGCGCGGCAGGCAGTTGCGCGACGACCTTGTGGGTCTGGAGGACGGCCATTTACCAGGCCGCCCCGTTCCACTCCGCCGGAATCGGCTGCCCGCCGAACCGAACCAGGCCGCCATCCTCGCTGAACTTGTCGAGCGTCGACTTGTTCGCGTGCGTGTGCGCCTGGGAAACGGCAGTGTCGATCTGCGCCGGCGTCGAGGTCGGCCGCCCGTTGATCGCGTCCCAGTTGAGCTCGACGTCCATCGACTCATACTCGGCCACCTTCAGCCACGCGCTGGTCGCCGGGTTCCAGGCGTACAGCGCAGCGCCGGATTCGACTGTCGGGTCGGCGGAAGCGTCTTGAACCAGAACGAATATCGCCGACTCCGGCTCCAGGGCGTCGCGTGCCGCGATATCCGCAACGAACAGGATCGGCGCGCCGGTGCCGGGCAAGCTGGCCAACGCCTCGTTGATCAACGCATTGATCATCGCGCTGTTACCGATCGAGCGCGCCACGCCGGCGCTGTTCGTCAGGTAGGACTCCGAGTAGCTGCCGTTCTCGACGAAGTAGAACGAATCGGGTTCCAGCGTACCCGGCAGGGTCGCCACTTTGAAAAATCGAATCTGGGCCATTTCATCACCAATCAGTCGCGCCCCATTGGGCACCGTCTACGCCATCCCTCCCGGGAGGCCCTTGGTCACCCGCAACAACCACAAGCACATCTGCCGGCGGCGTCACTGTGACCGCGTATTCCTGCATCTCGCTGAGCACAAGCGGCTCGCAATCAACATCGATCGCCAGCGCCCAGGGCTCGGCGGCGTCATCCATCGCACCCTCCCCCGCGGCTCACACTGATCGGCCCGCTGTAGTAGCGGTGGACCGTGCCATCCGGGTATGTCACGTCCACGTCGTAGACCGCCGCCGACCATTCCAGCGCCGCGGTAGCCGATGCCGATATCTCGCGCGAGATCGTTCCGGCGCCAGCGAACTCCAGGCCAGAGCCGAGCGACAGCGTCAGCAGCACCGTCCCGCCTGGCTCGGCGCGGATCTGCATCCGCACCTCGGCGCCAGTGAGGTCAACCGGTGGCTGGTAGATCAGTTGCCCGCCAACAGGCGCCAGCCCAACGGCTGACAGCAAGTTGATCTCGATCGTGTCGTCGTCGATGGACGCGACCCGGTGAGGCAGTTGCCGAAGCCGAGCGCGGTTCAGTTCGGGCATGCCCTGGACGCCATCGATCCAGGCTAACCAGGTGTCGGGCAACCCGTGGCCGGGGATGGTCAGCCGGACGGGAGCGGTCGACGCGATCTGGGTGATCGGCCGGTAGACCAGGCTCGGTTGCATGATCCGCATCGTGTCGCGGAACGTCGCCCCTTTTTCAATTCGCAGGGGTACACAGGCCGGCGTCATGCGGCTTCTCCTTGAAGTAGTAGAGGTGGCTAAACCCAACTGGTCAGGTACTGGATGCACTCCGAGCCGCGAGAGAGCTCTCCGGTGACGGGGTTGCAACTGGCTCGCACCCAGCGGTCGGCTGGCTCCCAGAAAAATCCGCGCCGGTACTCATGCGCGGGCTTACTCTTGGTCAGGGTGTCGGTAACCGTTCCAGAGGTCACGCCGCCGAGGCGCACGGCCGGGCCCTGGCGAACGCTGACGGTTGTTGTGGTCTGCCCCTCGGGATAGTCGAACGGATCGCGGATGTGGCAGATGGCTGCGCTGTTGTTGCTCAACGCGGCGAGCCACACCTGATGCTGGTCCTGGTTGGCCAGCATGTTCTCGTCGTTCACAAGCCACTGGTAGGTCACAACGGTGTTGACGATATGCATGCCTGGGGGGAATGTCGTCGTCGGCGGGGTGACCACCGGCCCACCCGTATGGTCTGGGTCGGTATAGGTCGTGACGTCATCCGGCTCCCCCGTACACTTCACCGTCCGAGTGATCTGCAGTCCTGTCCCTGGGATGTAGATCGCCTCGAACTGCTCTGTCAGCACTGTGCTGTCGACAACTGATCCGGAGCCGCTCAACAGCGCAACCTCGCTGCTTCGCTCCGTCGCTGTTCTTGTCGTCACGCCGGGCTCGTTGCGGTACTCCTTAAGTGCATAGTGGCGTCGGTTGTAGCGCGCGGTCTGGATGTTTCCCTGGGCGTCATACCAGGCGGTCAGCAACCCGGAGGTCTGGTTCCATTCCTCTCGATAGAGCGTGGTTTCGATGGGATCGCCCGGCTGACTGCTCTCGTCGGTCACCTGATGAACCGGATTACCGAGCGCGGCCTGGCGATTCTCGATCACGTCTATTGTGACCGTCTGACTGTGATCCGCCTCTGGATCTCGGATATCCGGGGCAATGGTCACCTCGACGAGACCATACAACCCCTGAGGGGCTCCAGACGGGGACGAACCGCTGACCACCGACGTTCCGGGCGGTGGGTCAATCTGCCGCATCCCTTCACCCTGTGTCACCACCACCCCCAGCAGCAACCGATTTCGGTAGACCCCCAGCAGCTTCAGATAGTCCAGCTTGACGGTTTCACCAAAAAACCAGTAGTCGAAGTTGCTCCCGAGCAGATCTTTTACCGCACACTCCGGCTGTCCTGCGCCCTGCCCAACATCCTCAAGCGTTATCTTCTTCCGAAGAGCGTGAATCGTTCCGCCCTTTGTCCAAAAATCGAGGTAGTAGCTGCCCTGCTCCACATTGAGGTAGATATCCACATACAGCGGGCGGCGCGGCTCCTCGTCGCTAGACCACCAGAGGGGGAGCCCCCTGAATGGGGCGTCGCCTGTATAGGACTGCCCCTCGGCCGAGGTCGTCGCGCCGCCGTAGTACAACTGATAGTCGTAATTGCCTCCGCCTCTGAGGATCGTACGCCCCCACCACTTCCCGCCCTGCTCCTCGACCTGCAGGTCGTCCTGGTCCGGTAGGCCCATGTCGAACAGATGCGTGTGATTCATCGGCCAGTTGCCATAGTACGCGATTGCTGGGCGCGTCGCCCCGTTCGGCAGGGTGACGTAGCCGGCCAGATCATTGTTCGGCTGGCGGATCTTTCCGTGCCACGGCCAGCCCATGCGAACGACCTCGCCGTCCCAGGGCATCAGTTGATTCATGCCTTGAACTCCATGCGGCCAATATTCGAGCCGCCATCCTGCATCTCGAAGCTGGTGACGCGCTTGAACACAACGACGACCAGGCCATCGGTGCTCACGATCTCCTCGTCGGCCACCGTGCGCTTCGACTTGTCGGTCTCGGCCAGCGGCCAGGACACACCGCCCCCGCCGATCTGCTTGCCGGCGGGGTTGTAGTCGGCCCTGCCGCGCGCAGCATCCAGGGCGCCGCGCGGGTCGATCTTGCGCAGTGCGCGTACCTGACGCTCCGGCTCGATCAGCCGGTTGAGCGCCGCGGTCAAGCCCTGGTCGCCACGCCGCTCCGCTTCAACCCGTTGGCCGCCGGCGCGGCGGATCGCTTCGTTCCTCGCGCCGAGGCCGCGGCGCTCGTCTGATAGAGCCATGCGCTATCTCCTACGCGTTCGGCACATCGCTGAACACAAGAATCGACAGGGTGAGCTCGTCAGCATCGAAATAGACGCGCGCCCACACCTCGCCGTTGAGGTCATTTGCATTGATCACGAATCCATACGACTCCTGAACCGCCCACTGCCTCGAGGTGCCCACGATCGACATACCTCCGGGCAATTCACCCGATGTAACCCTGATTTGCAGTTGTTGCCCGCTCGGAGCCGCGGTTCTGAGATTCAGGTCGAACTGTCGGGATGTGCTGGGATCGATTCCAATTGCTGCAGTGCCGAGCTCGGGAATTGCGAACAGACGGGCCTCAACAAATGAGTGTTGAGGCTCGAGAAGGAACTGGCCATCGGTATTGACATGCAGCACCTCGCTCGGAGCGCTGCCACCGCCACTACCCAGCTTCACCCAATCGGCACCGCTCGCTGTGCCCTTCGCCAGGTATAGCGCGCCGTTGTTCGTGTTCACGTAGTGAGCACCGATGCTTGGTGGCGGATCGAGCGGCTCCCCGGCGCCGGACAGGACGTGCGTAACAGTTGCCATCAAATGTTCTCCATAATCAGGTTGTTGCCGGCGTCGTCGACCAGCGTTGCGCCGGTTTCGTCGACAAGGGTGCCGCCAGACGCCCCGGACTCCAGAGCCTGGATGCGCGCCTGGAGCGTCATGAGGTCGCCGGCCGTGACGGCTGCATAGATCGCCGTTCCCGCCGGCCAGTTGCCGTCGGAGGTTCCTTCCTGGGCGCGCTCGATCGTCACCACCCCACCGGCGCGGGTGGTTGCTTTCACGATTTCATGCTGCGCACCGGCGTCATCTGCGAGCGTCAACAGCACCCAGCTTCCTCCGGATAGCGGCAGCAGCGCGGCGGCAGCATCAGGCACCGTCAGGCTTAACGCGCCAGGCGAAAGGCCGGCGCTCAGCGTCGTCTTCCAGTTGTTGATCCAGGCTCTCGCCATCGCTACATCTCCAGTACGTCATCAGGTACAGCTACCCGGTAAGTGGCTGCGATCTCCGGCGCATGTTCGTCCCGGTAGGTCTCCGGAATATCGTTTGCAGTCAACGAGAAGCGCCGCGGGAACAATTCGGCGCCGGGATCGCGATTGCTCCAGTTGCCCGAGAAACCATCCGCCTCATCGTCATACGCGGGACTTCCGTTGCGACCTCCGAGCTGCGTCGTAAGTTGGCCACCGCCCGACGGTGGGCTGGCGGGATCGGACGAGCCAGCCGGCGGAACAAGGGGATCTGCTGCGCCAGCGCCGCCTCGCATCACCGCGATAGAGATCGTGGTCAGGGCGCTTCCGGATGCGAGGTCGAGCCGGTCGACAATGCGCCGACACTTGCCCACCGCACGCGCGCCCTGATCATCGAGGCGGAGCGTATGCACCAGGTCGATCGGTAAAACCATGCTGGTAGGCACGTCCCACGTCACAGTCGTCCCACGGTGCGCAGCAATGAGCGTCGTGGCGCCCTGGGCCAACAAGCAGTTCAGCGCAGACAAACGCCGGTTGCCATCCTTCTCGTCGTCGTGGCCGGTGCTGCCGCCGGTGATCGGGTCGCTTTCCCAGCGCTCGGCCTTGTCCGACTCGATCTCGAACGAGGCACGCTGCCGACCGACAATCGGGCCGGTCGCCGCCACGCTCGGCTGAACTTCCATGACCAGCCGGTAGCGCTCGGTTACGGACTGCACCCATCGCCGGCCAGCAATCCAATTTCCGCCGAGCAGCAGCTCGGTGAAGTTGTTGACCCATGCCGCCGGCGGATTGCAGTAGACGCCCGTGGGCGGCAGTGGATACCAGGTCGCATAGAACAACGTCTGGCCGCTGCTCTCGGTCGCCGAGGTGATCATCTCGACATCCGGTAACTCGGTGTCATCGCCGCGCCAGTTGCAAAACCCTGCCTCGCCAACAGCGTTACCCGTGCCGGGGTGCTGCCAACCATACGAGGCGTTCAACTGCCATAGCCGGCTGAATCGGTAGTCGCACTCGATCTCGACCCTGTTCGTCTGCGAGCTCAGGTCGGCCAACTCGACCGCAAGCGATCCGTATACCGTAGAGCCTTGGCCGAACTCGTAGGCAGGCGCCACCGAAAGCCATGACGTGACGCGGAGAGCACCATATGGCGAACAGTCCAAGCTCCCGGTTACGCTGGTCAAACGCTCCTGGGCGTAGTCCCACCGCGAGCGTCCATCGACCGGCTCGAACACATCCGCTGACCAGGCGCCGCCGACCAGGGCGTCGACGGCCGCAATCTCCATGGCCTCTACACGCTGCTGCAATTGGTCCGTGCAACTGACGTCCAGGACGCGCCGAACAGGATTCCAGGCTGGCTGTGTAACTCTCCCCGTAAACCGTCGCCCCTGACTCAGTTCACCCGCGATCTCCGTTGCGTAGTCGATGGTTACGGTTCGACCGATCCAGTCCGCAGGGACAACAGGTCCGTCGCCGAGATAGATCGAAAAGGACGCGACGCCAGCCGCCCCCTCTTCACGATCGACCTCGATCTCCCCGGTCAGGAGCGGCGTAACGTCGTCATCGCCAACGCGTACGATTGGGCGCCATGTGAAAGCGTAGCCAGGGATGATCGGCTCAGGACCAGGCACAGCGGAGTGAGCGGCCGAGTTCAGCGCAGCGCTATTGAGCGGTCCACCGTTGAGCATCAGATTTCCTCAGCGACAATTTGCCAGGTCCGGCTGTTGTTCGAAGAATCAAGCGCCTCAGGAGGGATGGACGCGAAGACGTGGAACAGCGGCCACCACTCGACGCGGTAGAGTTGCGCGCCTGGGATCTCCGACACGGTTACCACCTGGCCGGCGGACGACACGTCCGTTCTGACCCACTCACGGCCGACCAGCGCCAGCCCCCACGGACTGGCATCGGGGCGAACCTCTCCAGGGATTGTGAATACTCGGTCGGCGGCAGTACGGCCGGAAATGCCAAGCGACGCATTGCATCGCAGCTCCAACGGGTTGTCGAAGTCGAGTCCAAGCATCCCCGTGCCGATCCATCCTGAACCGCTGATGGTGATTGCCGTCTTGCGCCAGTGCGTCATCTGTACTGCCGCACCTCCGCTGAGCCTCAATCGCTCGACGCCGCCATCTACAGCCTGGTACTGACACTGCGGGGCGCCACCGTGTATCACGATCGGTATTCCCCCGAGCATCACGTTCGGAATGATCATTCCCAACTCCATAAAAAAGCCCGCGCGAGGCGGGCCTGGTCATTTTGGGCGCGTCCGCCCGAACTTCGAGGCGGCCTTGCGTATATCTCGGAGTGTGTCGTGTGTCCCGAAAACGGTGAAACCGGCATCGTCTCCACCCAGGTTGAGGGTCAGCGATCCCAGGTTTTGCATGGCTGCCAGCGGATTCGCCTGCTGAAGCGCCGCGGTCGGAATCGCGGGTATCTCGGGGAGAGTTCGTTGATACCTCTGCGACATCTGCAGCGACTGCACCGCGTTGAAGATGCGCTCTCCTCCGCGCATCATCATCAACTCCGGCCCACGCTCCCCAACCCACGCCATACCAGGGGGAGCGCTCTGCGTACCAGTGGCAAACCCGGGTATCTTGGGGGTGATGCTGGGCACGCCAGGCAAGCCCATCTCCGGAGGCGGAACCAGCGTGATAGGTATCACGAGTTGCTCAGCCAGTCCGGCGGCGATGTCGGCGACCTGTTGCTTCAAGGTCTCCGCGCTTTCGAAGTCCATTCCGAACGACACCTCGACGTTTTGCACAGCCTTGATGCGCTCCTCGAGGTCGGCCAGGTTCAGGCGGTTGACGTCATCCGCAGCCTTGGCATTACCAGCCTCGACCTCTGCGGCCTTGTTGGCGATGCGCTCCACCTCCTTGGCCACGCCTTCGAAGCCGTAGCTGTTCGCGCCAGCGTCCTTCAGTTGCTGAAGGATCTGCAGCGCGCGGCGCGCCTCCTCGATCGCCTTTTGGTTGTTGCCGGCGGTCAGCGCGTTGCGAGCCGATGCCTGGGCCGCAGTGGCATCACCGAAGGTCTGCGTTCCGGAGGTGGGCGTCGACTGGATACCCTTCACCAGGTCGGCAAACTCCTTGCGGACATCTGCCTGGCGCGAAAGCGCGTCGTTGAGGTTCTTGGTTGACTGCTCAAGGAGGGCCTTGGTCCGAACAACTTCAGACTGGAGATCAGCGACGTTCTGATCCCGAGCCCGCTTCAGGGCATCGTTCTGGCGCTTCACGATCTGCTCTTGGCGCGCCTTCTCGGCGGCGAGGGTGGCCGTGAGGCTGCCCTCCCCCTTTTTCACCAGCGTATTCGCCGTGTTGATCCCCTTGGCAACATCGTTCAACTGGTTCGCAACCCAGTCGACGATGCCTGTTTCCTTCGCTCTGCGCCCCCAATATTTCTGGGTTTCGGAAAAGATCCGGTTCAGCCCCGCGCCGATCTCCGGCGCAAACGAAGCCATCTCCTCGCGGAGCTTCGGAAGTTCCTTCCGCAGCGCGATAACGATCTGCTCCGAGGTCAGTTCACCGGCGGCAGCCATCTCACGAAGCCGGCCAACAGTCACCCCGAAGGAGTCCGCCAAAGCGCCAGCAATTCGATCCGAGGACTCCAGAACGGTATTGAACTCTTCGCCCCGCAGGACACCACTGGCGATGGCCTGGGAGAACTGGGTAATGACCGAGGCCGACTCCTCGGCAGATGCCCCACCAATTTTCAGGCCAAGGGATACCGCCTCTACGGTTTCGAGGGCGGCGCGCTGATCCATGCCCGCATCCCGCAGAGGGCGCTGCAACCGCGAATAAAGGCCGATGAGGTCGCCGACGTCGCCCTGAACATCATCCGCGATACGGTCGAGTTCGATCTGCGCGGTGTTGAACTCTTCCTGCGAGCGAGTCGCCAGGCGAAGCCGGGAGTCGAGCCGGCCAACAGTGTCAGCCCCGTTCGCTAGCTTCGCCGTTGCAGCGCCTACTGCGGCGGCAAGACCCGCAACCGCCAGCGCTGGACCGCTCCCGCGGAGAGAGCCGATGCTCGACAGCCGCGAGCCGGCACCCAGCGAGTTGAGTTCGCTCTTGGTCTCCGCGATCTGCTTCTTGAGCGCCCGCTGCGCAACGGCAAGCTCCCTTGTGGATAGCGTTCCGCTGGACCGAAGCAAGCGATATTGCTGGTTCAACTGCCCGATGGCAGCCTGCAGTTCGCGCACCCTGGCTACTCCCAGGGTGCTACGCGCTTGCTCCAAGTTGTAGCGGCGCTGCTCGATCGCGCTCTGCTTGATCGCTGCCGCCTGTTGCCGGAGGCTGGTGGTGGCCGCATCATTCCGGCCAGCCTGGAGGTTTCGATCCAGCTCCCGCTGGAGCCGCTGCCGTTCGGATGTCAGGCTCCTCGTATCCAGCCCGGCCTGCTTCAACTCCCGGCGCATCGCGGAAAGCCTAGCTATCTGGACCGTCTCTGCCCGCTCCAGGCTTCGCAAGTCCGAAATGGAGTCCCGGTAAGCCTGCTGCAATTCGCGGCTCGGCCTGATCGTCGATGCCAGTTCGTTGCCGAGCGTGCGGATCTGCTCGCGCGCCGAGCGCGCCTGGCGTTGCGTGTCCTCAAGGGTGCTTTCGAGAGCAGTGAAATCGTTTAAACGCCTAAGAGGTTGCGCGACCTGCCTGACCAGTTCGGCGTATTCCTTGCGGAAACCTGACACCTCGCGCAGCGCATCATCTAGGTCAGCAGTCAGCCGGATCTTTACGTCAGCCATTTCATTCAGCCTTCAGCGCGGTCAAGAACAGCGACCATGGATATTCAAGGACGTGGTGATGCCCAAGCCTCACCAGAACGCAAATGGCGCGCTCCAGACTCCTCAAGGCTTGTCGCGGAGTTTCGAGAGACGGCCCAGCATTCCGAAAAAATGCGGGTTCACCTCTTTACATGCATCCAGCAACTTGGCGAGTTGGCTGGGCCGGAGATCGTTAATTTGGCTCTCCGTAACCGACGTCATCAGGCACAGATCGGAAAGCCTGATATCTTCGAAGAGAGCATTACTGACGAGGTCTTGGTCACTGACCTCCTGCATTAGCTTTCGAACATCCGCAACGCTAAGTTCCCGCACGGTCAACTCAACGCCATCAATATCAACAACCCGACTTGCTGTGAATGTGGACATTTTCGACTCCATAAAAAAGAAAACCCCGCAAATAGCGGGGTCCGTAACTGAAAAAACTATCAGCAGCCAGAAGTGTCCCAAGACAGCTCACTTGTAAAGTCAGCCCCTCCAGGCTTTCTGACAACATAGAAACCGGCGCCGTTGAAGATCAGCTCCCATTCCGGATCGGCAGAGCCATCCGAGCGGCCGAAGAATCCATCCTTATTTACATATGGAGGAGGCGAAGAACTGGTGTCACACTTACCCTCAGAACTAAGAGGCGGCTTAGGAGACTTCGGCGCCTTCTTAGCAATCTCAGGTATTGAACCATTGTAAGCAAACACAACACAGCCAGAATCTAGCCCATTGGACCCAATAGCTTTGTACTCTTTAGACGAGAGCTTACTTGCGACCTCCCAGTCATACTTAAATCCGTACTGAACAGAGCCCCCGCTTCCGCCTGTTATGATTTTTTCCGCTTTACGTGCATTGCTGATAGTTATTGTCCCATCAGCTACGCAGACCTGCGCACCGGTCTTATTTGTCATCGCCATCGCGCGCGCATAATCGAGACTCTTTTGCAAATCATTGCGCGCCGAGGCCGTGCTGTTGCCTTTTATGAGATTCACAAAAGACGGAATGGCGAAAGCGACCATGACACCCAAAAGGACGACAATGACCATCAGCTCGACAAGGGTAAATCCGCGCGACCTAGAGTACATTTCAACCCCTCCCTAAATGGCGCCACTGTAGCACCACGCGGGCTCGCCCACATCCGGCGTCCCTGCCGGGCATGAACGGCGTCACACCGTCGCCAGTTCCTTCTTGATGTTGAAGTACTTCGACTTTCCTGCGCCAACCTTGGTCGGGTCCATCAGCACCTTGGCAGTGGCCTCGGCAGCGAGGAAGTCTTCGGTATTGAGCCAGTCCTGTTGGCTCGACGGGTTCAGGCGGCACCGGAAATAGCGCGCCTGGATACGGCGCTGGGTACCGGCTGCGTTCTCACCCTCGAAGAGGCATTCGAACGTCTTGCCGCTGTTGGTCAGCGCCTCGATCACATCAACGGTTGCGGACTTGTAAGTCACCTTGATCGGCGTAGCCGCAGAGATCGCACCCCCTTCAACGATTTCGATACCGGCGCCGGTCATGTTCCAGTCGTCGAACTCTTCGTAGGTCGTGGTGCCGTCATCGCTCTTCACGCTGGTGATCTCCAGCGGCATGAAGTCGAGCGCGATCGTGCCTCCCGGAACGGCGGTATGCGCTTCGTCGGTATGGGTGGCAGAAGGAACGTTGGTGGCGTCCCCCCACACCAAGGCAGCCAGGATGCTGGTCTTGAGTTCGCGGAAGTTGATCGACAACCCGACCGAAGTGATGCGCGAAACGGCATCGTACTCACCGCCCTGAGGGGTGGTGGTATCCGGCAAAGTGATCTCGTTGGTCTCGATGGTCTGCTGGATAGTGGACACCAGGCCAGCGAACTGGAAGGGGGTGGTAGCGCCGGACTCGCGGATCTTGAAGGGTCCGCCGATCACATACGTCTCTTTCTCGATAGCCATATCAGGCCTCCTTCTTGATCACGCCTTCGCGGCGCAGGAATTCAACCTGGTCAGGGCTGACGTTGATCTTTTCGCCGGCCGCCTTCTCCTTGCCCTGGTGCCAATGCACCTTGGCCAGGGTGACCTCGACGGCCTTGTTCAGCGCAGCCGACGGCGCGGCGTCGACCGAGGCCGGCACCTGGGGATCGCTCTTCATGGGTTACGCCTCGATGATGGTTTTCAGATACACAGGGATTCGAATCACGGCAGCGGCCACTCCATCGCCCGGCGGGTACGGCTCAGGCGCCCCCAACGTCAGCCCGGTAATGCCGCGCTCTCGGGGCAGCCAGCGCAGGAACTGACCCTTGGGGGCAGGCATCAGACACGCCAGAAGGTCTAGCTGTAGGTCCTCCAGAGCCTCCTCATAGTGGTCATACCCACCTTGCACCGCGCCTACCACGTCGAAGCCGCGATGGAAGCGAACGGCGGCATCAAGATGCTCCGGCGGCTGCTCCTTGCCCGGCTGGACGACAATCAGCGGAAAGCCCTCATGCCGCTCCTTGACCAGCTCGTTAAACCACCCAGAGAGCACGCGAGTGCCCGCGTCCGTCCGGTATCCCTGGTTTGGCGTGATGGTTTGCAGGCGCCCCAGCAAGGCCAAGCGACCGATCGTGAGCACGTTCGGCTTCATGCTTCCTCCTCGATCGTTGCTGCCGTCAGCAACCAACCGTCGTTCGCAATGAGCTTTTCCACGAGATAGCGCGACGACCCGATGACGAAGAGGTCGCCACGCGATGCCGTGGGAACGTCCTTCGCCAGCCAACTGATCCCAACCTTGTCCGTGATGAAAACCCCATCAGGCCCCTCGTAGGTGAGGTTTCGGTCGACCTGCAGCGGTATCCCCTTGATCGGGGGGCGGCCGATGCCGCGGAACTCGCCCACGGCATCAGATAACCGCTCTTGCCCACGCTCGTGGAGCCGTTGGATCAGCCGGCCAAAACGGCCCGGCGCGCTCATTGTTGGATCAGCATCGCCGACGCGAAGCCGTCAACGGTGGGCTCGGTGATCTTGCCGAACGCCACCGAGTCGGCAGTGGCAGCAGCTACCAGCTCCCCATCGAGCACGCTGCACTTGGCGCCCTGGGTCAGGCCAGCGGCAGCAGGCAGGCTCCAGACGCCGCCAGTTTTTCCGGCGAACGGCTCGCCCGCGGCGGCATCTACCAGCGGCACCACCACCAGGTCTCCGATCACCGCAGGTACGCCGGACTGAACGCCGCCAACGGGCGCAATGAGAGTCAGGACGTTGCCGTCCTCCACATAGTTCTTCGCCATGGTTGATTCTCCTAATGGCAGAAACAGAAAGCCCCGCTAGGTGCGGGGCTCGGGAGTTGGCACCGATCAGGCGCCGTTGGATTTCTGCAGGCCGCGGAAGTCCAGCGGCGCCACGCCGGCGTCGATGCGCACCTTGCTGGCCACGCCGTCGACAGTGAAGCCTTCCTGTTGCTCCAGGTACGGGGTATCGACGCCGTCCAGGTAGGCCACTTCGATGGTGTCAGAGCCTTTCTTGGCAGCCATGTACCAGGCGGTCGCCGAGGCATCGTCCAGGCGCGGCTCGCCGATCACCTGCGCGAATGCGCGAATCGGGTTAACGATGCCGCTATTGACGTCGGCGCCCGGCACGGACTCGGAGTTGATGATCTGGTTGGCCTTGTCCTCGAGTGCCACCGGAGTCAGAACGAAGCCCGGACGGATGTTGAGGGTGCGCCCCTTGCCCTTCTCTACCTGGGCTTTCTGGGTAGCCATCTGGGTCTTGGCCTTGCTCAGGCTGTCGATGGAAAGCGCCGAAGCCGCGCCAGTGAGCAGGTTGCTGTGGTCGGCATGGAACAGGGCCTTGCCATCGCTCATCGCCGGGTTACCGGTCAGAACCGCATAGACCAGGTCGCCGATGGTGGCCTTGGCCGCCTGGCCCAGCTTGAACGGGATATCCGAGAGCATCTGCAGGTCGTCGTTGATGATCGCCTGACGGGTGATGCTGAACAGCTCTCCGTAGGTAGCCAGGATGATCTGCTCGCCGCGCTCGCCAAGGGTGACGTACTTGTACTCGGCGCCCTCACGCACCTGACGCAGCGAGGAAAACTCGCCCAGCCCGACGCGGCGCGCCGGCTTGAAGTCAGTGAGAATGCCGGGCTTGGTCCACAGCGGGAAGGTTTCTTCGGCCTCTTCCCAGCCCGCCAGCACCGACTTGTTGGCGACGTCCAGAAGGATCAGGCCGAAGTCGCTGGAAGTGTGGGTGAAGGCCAAGCCGACCATTTGCGGGGCGTTGAGCGAGGCCACGCCGACCCCGCGATCGACCAGCGAGGCACGGGCCAGTTCGCGGAGCGTCATGCCGTTGTAGGCGTTATCGGCCTGGCGCTCGCCGCGACCGATGCGGGCCAGCACGCTCGCGCGCACCGAGTCGCCCACCAGGTTGCCGTTGCCGGCATGGATGTGGGCGCCAGCGCCAGGGGTGGCGGCCGGCTTGGTATCGGCGCCAATGGCAGCCAGCAGCTTCTCGCGAGCCTGGTCGACGGTGATGGTCATGTCGTTCAGGCAGGTGGCGAGCAGTTCGGCGTGGCCGCTGGCAAACGCGCCGAAGGCAGCAGTGATTGCGCTGCGGCGACCAGATTCCTCGGCGAGGATGCGGGCGCGAATATCGGCCTCGGTTGGGGCGGCGGCCACGGGAGCCGCCGGCGCGGCCGGTGCCGGAGTCGGCGCGGGAGTGTTGGTCGGCGCGGCGGGGGTCTGGGCGCGCGGGGCCAGTAGAGTTTTCAGAGCTTCGGGCATGTGGGCGAACTCCTGCATGCGTTTGGAGGAAAGGTGAGCGGCCGCTTGCAGCGGCTCAGTGAGCTGGTCGGCGAAACCGGCAGCGACGGCCTCTCGGCCATTCATCCAGGTCTCCTCCTTGAGGAGCGCCTTGATGTCGTCGGCGGACTTCCCGGTCTTGTTGGCGTAGGCCATGACCAGGGTGTCCTCGACCTTGTCGAGCAGTTCGGCATAGCGGCGCATGTCGTCCGCATCGCCGCCCTGGATGCCCCAGGGCTTATGCACCATCATCATGGCGTTCTCGGGCATGTAGATGGTGTCGCCGGCCATGGCGATGACCGAGGCCATCGAGGCCGCCAAGCCATCGATGTACACGTCGACGCTGGCCGGGTGGTTGCGCAGCAGGTTATAGATCGCCGTCCCCTCGAAGACGTCGCCGCCCGGGGAGTGGATGTGCAGGTTGATCTTGTTCAGGTCGCCCATTGCCTTGAGGTCTCGAGCGAACTGCAGCGCGGTGATGCCCCAGACGCCGATCTCGTCGTACAACAGCACCTCGGCGACGCCGCGACCGGCAGCCTTGATGCTGTACCAGGACTCATGCGGGGCGTTGGCCTCAGTCAACGCCGCCGCCATCGGCAGCATCAGGCTTTTATGGATCAGGGTTTGATGGCTGCCCATCGGCGCCTCCATTGTTGCTCTCGTTGGGGAAATCCGGCCCAGGCACGGGTAGGCCGGCGCCGTATCTGTTGACGAGCTCGCGAGCCTCGTCGGCGGTAAGCATCTTCCCGACGCCCAGGTACACCTTCTGCACCGCCTCAACCGGGTCCATCCCGGACTTGACCAGTTGGTGGTAGGCATCCGAACTGAAGACCAGGCCGGCTGCCCGGTTCGCCTTGATCTCCGTCTCACGCGACTTCTTCAGCTCGCGCGGATCTCGACCACGAGCGCGGGCAACTTCCGCCTCATCGGCGAAGCCGGCCTTGACCAGCAACTCCCATGCGTTGGCCTCATGCATCGGGTTAATCCATGGCATGACCGGCCCCTGGTAGACCGCCGCGTAGAGAGTGCGGTGATCAACGTCGGCGGGCAGGCGCTCCTTCCGAGCCAACAGGTACATCTGCAGCCAGGACCGATAGACAGGCCGGCACCAGTAGTCGATGAACTCGTGCTGCAACAGGTCGTAGCCCAGCCAGCCCTCGACCAGTTCCTGGCGCTGTGCCGAGTAGGTGCCGTCGTAGGCCCTGGACACCGAGGAGTAGGTGCTGCGAGTGCCAGCGCCGATCATCCGCAGTTGGCCGTTGCGGAAACCTTCAAGGAAGGGGTTCGGCCGGTTGCTCTCGATCATCCCGACGTCTTCACCTGGCTCGAGGTCGTCGAAGACCATGCCGGGGGCGATGGGGATCGTTCGGTTCTTCCGGTCCTTCCCGGGCTCCACCGTGTAGCTGTCGGGGTTACCCTTCTTGATATACATCGCCAGGGCAGCACTGATGCGCGCCGCCACCCGCTCGCTCTCCTCGTAGTCCTTCAAGTCGGCAAGGCGGATCAGCACTGCGTGCAACATCGGCACGCCTCGGTTCTGGCCGATCCGCTTGCGGTAGGCGATGTGGATGATCCGTTCCGCTTCGACGCGCTTCACCGCCAGGCTGCCGCCCAGCGTCTGCAGGTTGCCGGGGTGATCCTTGAGCAGGTGATAGGCCCTTTTCCGGCGCCAGGTGTCACGCTCGATACCCTGGACAATGCCTTTCGACAGGTTGTTGTAGCTGAAGGGCAAGTAGTCGGGCTCCAGCAGCTCCAGGGCAAAAGGCACCGACGTGGCAAACGTGTAGTTCGGGACTCGTCCCATCAACTTCTGCGCCAAGCCCTCGCCATCGCGCAACCAAGTGCGGCACATCAGCCGCTCTACCTGGGGCCGCGTCAGCTCACCAGAGGTCTCCGGCGAGAGAGACCACTCGGCCCACGCACTGCGGATTTCCATGGCCAACTCGGCATGCACCGAGCCATCCAGGCGCAGCGGCAGCGGTTCCACGCCGATGCCACTACCGCCCACCACCCTCTCCTCGAGGCGATCGAGCAAGCCGGTAACCAGATCGTGATCTTCGTCCAGTTTCCGGCACTGCTCTCGCATGGAGACCGCAGACTTCTGTAGCGAGGTGTCGGCGCCCAGCGGTTGACGCTTGGCCTTGTGGGTTCGCCCTGGCCTGGCAGCCTCATACGCCTGGATTGCCTCGCGGGCGGCCAGGCGCCGAGCCACCAGGTCGGGGGCCCAGGGTTTCAGTAGACGATCGATCAGGTTCATCAGCAGAACTCCGCCAGCGCCGGGCCTGGACGGCGACCGGCGGCGCGGTCCCGATCTGCCGCCGCGCGGCGCTCCCACTCCCGGCGTCCGGCGCGGATCTTCTCGATATCCTCCATGGTGTGGGTGCGTCCGTTGAAGATCACCGTCCGCCCTTCCAGCACGGCGGCCTCGGCCTCCAGGTATTTGTCGAGCATCTGCTGCGCTGTCAGAGCCATGGTCCGCTTCCAGTGTTGAGCCAGCCCTGAGAGGTGCTGGCATGGTTTTCGTTCGAGGGTTGCTGTTGGGCGACCTGCTCCGGCACGGGATCAACGCGCGCTCGCTCAAGTTGGTCGAGATCGAGGCCGAAGCGCTGCTGGCTGATGCGCAGCGCGGCAAGGGCGTACACGAAGCAATCCAGCGCCTCGTTTCGGCGCCCGCCGGAATCCCAGCGCAGGACGCGGACACCCTTCGCCATCACCGGCTTCTTCTTCTCGGCAGTGATCTGCTTCAGTTCGTCCTCGTCACAGATGTCGCTGTCGATCGGGAAGTGCACACAGCCAGGGGTCGGTTGCCACGGAATGGGTACATCAATACGCAGACGGCTGTAGATCAGCTCCTTCGCGTTGTCGGTGCCCAGTTCGGTCTTGTAGACCTTGCGCTTGCGTCGCTTCGGGAAGTTGGCGATTGGCTTGCCGTATGTACTGGCTCCGAAGGTCGGAACCACCCAGTGCACGCCATGCTTGACGCTCTCGGCCTCTACCTCATCGGCATAGTGGCCGCCGGCATCCCAGCACCAACGCTCGACACGCATTGGAACGCCGTCAGCTCGAGTGAACTGCCGGTGAATTTCCAAGCCGACCTTACGCCGCAACTCCTCACTGGCCGGATCGCCGGTCAGAATGAAACGGTGAACAAGCCATGCCTCCTCGCCAAGACCGAAAGCCCAAACGCGGCCCTCGTAGCGGTCGTCCTGGGTGTCGATTCCACCCATCAGGACGAGCGCTTGCGGCGGCACCTTCGGGTAGTTCTCGCGGCGAGCGTAAAGCGCCTGCCACTCCACGCGATCGCCCTGCTCCTCTTCCCACACCTCGCCGCGCGTGGTGTTGATGAAGGTGATCAGCTTCTCGCGGTCGCCCTTGACCTTGAGCCACTCGTCAACCAACGACACCCAGGTCGTCCAGGTGCTGTAGATCGCCCAGCAGTAGAAGCTGACCGAGCGCGGCGTGCGGATCGGCTCGTTGTCTGGGCCGAACCAGTCGATGCTGTCGCGCGTCCAGATGCCGGTCTCGTCGCAGATCCAGCGGCCTTTAGCCTGGGCCACCACCATGTCGCGGTGTTCAAAACAGGCTGCACAGTGCTCGCAGACGTACCAGGCGCGCTCGGCCTCACCCAGCTCGTTCTTTTCCCACTTCAGGCCGAACTCACAATCCTTTCCGCCAAACTTCAGGTGCTGCTCCCGCTGACAGTGAGGGCAAGCAATATGCAGGCGCAGCCGGTGCGGAGACTCTTCCGCCGCCTTAGTGATCTGGCAACTGCCAGCGACCCCAGGCGTAGACCCCCGGATAGACTTCGGGTAGACCGCACCGTCCAGGCGCTTGTCACCTAGGAATGTCGGCGAGCCTTCGCCCTCGACGTCGGCGTCGAACTTCGACAGTTCGTCGTAGATCACCTCGTCGGGCGACTTCTCCCGGTAGTTCCGGGAGGCCTTGCCACCGCGGATCCAGAGGTTGCGGCGGTTCGCGAACACCTTGTTGTCCAAGGTGTTGTCGCTGTGCTTCCGACCGAACCAGGGCGCCAGTTCCAGCATGACCGGCACGTCGCGGATCAGGCCATTGACGTGGCTCTTGCTGATGTCCTCGGCGTCCGGGTCGGTCGGACTCCACATCATCACGTTGCGGCGCTTGTGCTGGATCTTGTAGCCGATGTTGGCCAGCAACAGCTTCGTATAACCGATCCGGGCCGACTTCACGAAGTTGACCACTCGAATCAGGTCGTTGCCCATCGCGTTCAGGATCGCGATCTGGAAGGGTGCGGTCTTCCAGCGGCCCTCGTTGTAAGAGGACTCGGCCGACATGTAGAAATGCTTGTCGGCCCACTCCACCGCCGTCATCGGCGGCTCTTTGAACATTCCCTGCAAACCCAGCTTGACCGCAGTGCGCAGATCACTGATCCAGGGTTGCAAGGTACTCATCAAGGATTCCCGGGATGTCGTCGCTGAACTCAGCGGAAAGGTTTCGCGCCAAGGCGATCTCCCGCTCGAAGGACTCCATCACCAAGGGATCAGCATCCGGGTGGCGGCGACTGACCGTTTTGCAGACGGTCTCCAGCGCCGAGCCAATCTTGGCGGCGATCTTCGCCAAGGCGAAAGTGGCGAACGGGACCGGGACCAGGAGCTTGTCCTGGACTTGGTTCTTCTGCTCTTGGGCGTAGGCCTGGGCTTTGGTGAGCCGGAGTCGCTCCTGTGTCAGCTTGGCTTCAGCGTAGGGATCGAGACCTTCCGGTAGCTCCCCCTCAGGTTGTTGTTTCCGAGCGGCGTGCTGGATGCGGTTTTCGACCACATCCGCCACCGTGTAGAAGGCCTCTCGACCTATTCGCTCGATTGGTTGAACGCCCCATTTATCAAAGGCTTGCGGAGAAATCCCGAGGCTCGCGGCCATCTCGGACTTGTTCAACCATCCGCGCTGTTTGGTTGTTTCGTTTTTGCTCATGACTAAACAACAACCAACCTCCGAAAAATGGTCATACATATTTGGCGCGCGGGGCTCGAATTACCCTCTGACGGGGGCACGCCCGGGAGGACCCGCGACGCACCACTTTGGTGCGCCAATCAGCGCCTCGCGGCGAACCGAGCAGCCACGCCGCGCATCGCCACCTCGAACTCACGCGGCAGGTTCTCGTCGGCATACTGCTGCGCGATCTCGAAGAAGCTCAGCCGGCTGCGATACGAAGGGCGAGACACGAAGGCCATGATGATCGAGACGGCATCCCGGCCTCGGCCTGTGCGCTCAGCAATGCCTATAGGCTTGCCCTTGCGTGTCATGACGAAGTAGCGGCGAGCATTACCCTTCGCTCTGCTCCGTCTGCTATCAGTGGCGTTCGCGTTGTACCCGGCTTGGCTGAAGCCGCGAATGCCGCTCAACGCCCTGGTGACCTGTCCGCGCTTGATGTTCCCGTAGCGATCGAGGTCCGCACCGGCGCCGGGTACCACGTACTTACCTTCGGGCAAGATCCCCTTGGCCCTGAGCTGAAGCTCGGCCGGCTTGTTCCGACGCGGCCCACCGTGGACCTCGGGGGCAATCCACACCGATGCAGGCTGCGCACCGTCCGCTTCGTCCTTGAACCAAACCCGCGCTTCGAGCCGGTCTTTCCTGGCTGGCACCATGCGCAGGCTGTTCAGGGTGTACGGGGTCGGGCGGTCGAACACGACACGCATCTCATCGCGCAATCGATCCATCAGGCCTTGAGCGGTCCGCGTAAGCGCAGTGGCTGTCGCGTAAGGAATCTGCCGCTGCTCAAGCTCAGTCAGGTCGGCGAGCTGCTGCTGGAACCCTTCTGGCTTGATGCTGATCATCTTCGGCAATACCTCGGCAGGCCGGCGATGTGCTTACGCAGTGCCGTGATCATCAGTTCGCGTCGCTCGACTCCGGCTCGGAGATCAGAAACAACTTGTCCATCAGCGGCAGCAAGGACGGCTCTTCCTGCATCAGCGCTGCCGGTGGCTCCGGGAGCCTGGTGCACTCCGCCTGCGGGGCAGCGGGCTTTGACGTACACGACGCGAGCACCAGTGCCGATAGCATCGCGGCGCAATTGGTTTTCTTCATGGGAGGCCTGTAGTGCTGCTTGGTAGGTTCGGGCCAGGGCATCGGTCTGGACCTGCGCCTGGGTGTCGCGCTGGGCCTGCTGGGCCATGGCGGTGATCGTCTCAGCGGATTGCTCGACGGCGGCCTGCAGGTCGTTACGCTGGGCGGTCACGTGATCGAGGCGCCAGAACACCAGAGCAGCCACCAACGCCACCACCAACCATGGAACCCACCTCATCACGCACCCGCCAGCGCTGCGCGCGCCCATTCGAGACGCGCCACTCGATCCTCAGCACCGTTGTAGCCGCCGTTGATCTTCAGAGTGATCCGCTCGAATCGGCCTTGGTCAGCTAGGTCGTTTAAACTCCTCGACTTCCACCACCATGCCGCGGCGATGGCTGCCCAGGTCCGTTGCTCCAGCAGCTCCGGTTGCGCCACAAGCGGCAGCGCCAGTGCGCGGGCAGCTTCGGCGTAGTTGTCGTGGCCGGTGATCATGATCAGGCCACGACCACGGTATCGATACCCATCGCCCGTATCCGGCGACCCATTGCCCATCCTGTTGGCATAGACGCGGTTGGCGATGCGCTCGGGCTGGCGGGCATACTGGCGAGCCTCTACCGGGGCGAATCGCTTCGGCCAGGTCTTGAGCAGCCCCTCTGCGGAGTAGTTCAGATTCTCCACCAGGCGCTTGAGGCTCTGGCTTTCGTGCCCGACCTGGGCGAGAAACATCGCAACACGCTCGGGTGTGTTGATCTCGAACCGGGCCATGGCGCCGTTGATGTGTTCGACCCAGACCGAAGCAGTAGCGCCGCCGCAGCCGGTAGCACGGTCGAGTTGATCGGCGGTGATCTTCATTCGCCAGCCCCCCGACGCGGAAACTTCCAGTCGGCGATCCGATCAGCGAATTCAGCGATCTTCTTCACCCCAAGGAAACCGGTGAACACCCCAGCAGCGGTAGCCATGTTCTGTGGCAGGCCGAACCACTCAAGGACCGGAATCAGGCCCAAGGTAATCAAAGTGCAGAGCGTTGCCTCGAGCAGCGCCTGGCGCCGCGTTCCACCGCCGTAGATCACTCGCGTCAGCGCGACCACGAAGGACAGGCCGGCGGCGTACAACTGCGGATAGTGCGCAGACAGCCACGCAAGCAGCGCAGCCCAGGTCTCAGGGCGTTCTGGCATTTTCATAGTCTCTGCCCCTCGCAGGGGTTCTAAAACGACGAAGCCCGCTCAATGGCGGGCTTTCGTTCGTCGGGTGGGTTTTCCGGGCGGATCAGGCGTGAAACAGCTGCAACTGCCCTTCGCGCTCGATCTCGATGATCTTCTGTTCGATGACCGGTGCCCTGATCTGCCATCGACGCAAGGTTTTGCCAGCCAGGCTGGCAATCCCTCGCTCCTGTCGGTACTCCGCCATCAGCTCGTTGCGCATGGTGTTGAAGTCCATTGAGCGTTTGAACAACTGCTCGGCCATCCAGTTGAAGGCATGGATGAAAGCTTCTTTCCAGGCAGCTGCGGCTTTACCCCTAAAGCCCATCACAAGGAACATGAAGCCGTCCTTGGTCATGTCGAAGCTTCGACTCTTGATCGGTTCTCCGCCGCTCGGATTTTCCCGCCACATGACCGTCTCCTCAAAATTGAGGAGACGGAAACCAGCCGAGCAATCCAAGTTGTCGATAGCCCGAAGGACGTTGTCGTGCCGCTTTCCGAAGCGTTCGGCCACCTTCAGCGATGTCGTTACGACCTGGCCGTCATTGACCATTACCAGGTCACGCAGGCTGGCCTCATCAAGATCAATTTCACTCATCTGATCCACTCCACTCACCTGGAAAAAGGAGCGCAGCGGGGCGGATGGATGAGCGGACATCCGCCGTTCGGCTGTACGGGCCTAGCTGCGTGTTGGCTTGCCTTGCGGCGGAAACGAAAAAGCCCAGCTCGAAGGCTGGGCTCTGAAATAGGTGCAGGTGGATAGGGGCCACTACCCCGTGCGCATCCTGCGCTCCACCTGCATTGATTGGATATCGCAAAGGGTGAAGGCCTTGCGGGTCGGTAACCCGTCACTTTGCTTACAGCCCGATGTGGCAGGCGAGACTGCCGTCTACCGAGTTTCGACCTTCAAATGAAAAAGCCCGGAGCGGGGGCAACCGGGCTTCCCGTCCATCTCGCTGAAAGCCAAGGAAGGAAAGCATCGAGTTAGACGGGGGACTGATGATGCCGCGCAAAACCCGGCGGCGCAATAAAAAACCCGGCACCAGGGCCGGGTTTCGGAGTCGATCTAGCTTAGCGCGCACGTATCAACAGATGTGGTTACGTTACGCTCAGTCGATCACATTCGTCAAGCCGCATCGAGCAACTTCTCGCGGTCAAGGATCTCGGTTACATGCACCAACGCCTCTTCCTCGAAACGATCAAGCTGTTTCCGAATATCCCTGCGCCAGCGGTTTCGAGTTGAGTCCGGTCGCGCGTCCTCATCCCAGTTGTTCATGTCGTACCACTTCTTGGGGAGCATCGGGATAGCGGTTGATCGCTTTCCGTCCTTGCCCTTCATCATCGGGATAGCCCAGGTCGCTACAGCACGCTCCAGAAACCGAGAAGGCGCAGGCGAATGCACCCTGCTCGCCAGTCGCTCGATGGCCTGCCCACGCCGATCAAAGTGCGTCGAGTAGCGAGCGTGCAGCACGTCCCACTCGGCCGGCGAAAGCTCCCGGTGCAGTAGGGCGTGCAGGATGCAATCGAACTCGAACTGGTCCTGGGCAGAAAGCAGAGCCCGAAAGCCGCCGTCGACCTTTCGGTCAATAAGCCTCTGCCAGCTCTGCTTCGCCGTGTTGTCGATGGCATCGGCCGCCAGGACGCGAACGATCGCAGGCATCACATCGCGGTAGACCCCAGTCATGCGGCCCCCTTCGGCGTGCCTTTCAGGCCAAACAGATCGCGCAGCAGCGTTTCCGCAGCGGCGCCCTTCGCATTGCCGTCCTGCAGCCACAGCCGGCCGTAGTCGTGAAAACCCAGAGTGCCGCGGTCACCGTGCCAGTTGGCGATCATGACCAGCAGCGCAGCCAAGGCAGCAGCACCGCCCACCTTGACCTGCGCCAGCTCCTGGCCGGCCACCTTGAGAAACTCCCGCTCCAGCCTGGTCATGACCTTGCGGGGTGCCATCGGTTGTACGTTGCTCATGCGGCCTTCCCCTTTTTCTTGCCGTGTTTGTTGGCGAAGTAGCTACGCCCCATCTCGACCTCCTCTTGGCTCATCTCGCGTGGGCCGGCGAAGTTGACGAATCGTCCGTACATGCCCTGCTGCTGGAGCAGGCACATGCCCGGCGGCGCGTGTCGGCACTTGGTCATCAGGATCTCGGTGATGCCGTTCTGGCCGGCCTCGCTATCCATGTCCCGGTGGACCATCAGGATGCAACTGGCGTCGGCCTCGATCTCCCCCGAGTCGCGCAGGTCGCTCGACTGCGGGCGCTTACCGGGGCGCTTGGTCGAGTCGCGGTTGAGCTGCGCCAGCTCGATGACTGGAACGCCGAGCTCCTTGGCCAGGCGCAACAGCGACTTGTTGGTCTTGCCCACTTCCTCGCTGCGCGTGCGCCCTTTCGCCTCTGGTGGAATCAGGCCCAGGTAGTCAACGACGATACCGGCCAGGCCGTGCTCACGCTTGACACACCGCGCGGTGCTGCGGATCTGGCTGGCGGTCACGTTGGGATCGTCGCAGATGAACAAGGGCGCCCCCTTGGCCTTGGCCACCGCAGATGTGATGCGCGGCCAGTCGTCGTCACCCAACTGCTGCGGATCGTCCAGGCGCTTCAGGTCCACTCCGCCCAGCGAGGCGATTGAGCGCACGCCCAACTCCTCCTCGGGCATTTCCAGGGAGAACACCAGCCACGGCTCCCCCGCCTCGCAGGCGTTGTACTGGGCGATTTGCAGGGCAAGTGTGGTCTTGCCACTGCCGGGAAGGCCGGCGATAACGGTGAGTTTCCGAGGGCGGATGCCGCGCACCAGCTTGTCGAGATCGGCCAGGCCAGTGCCGGGCCACTGAGGCGCGCGGCCGTTGAACTTGTCGTCGATAACGTCGACAGCCTTGAGCATCACCTCGTCGAGCCGCTTGTACTTCGGCGCCTCGTCATCGAGGTCGCGCAGGTCCGCCATCGCCTGCTGCGCTCTGGCGATGATCTCAGGCAACGGTCGGTCATCCGTGGCGGAGGCCTTCACCGACTCGGCCGTGTCGATCAAGCAACGCAGGATGGCCCGCTCCCGGACGTGCCGGACGTACGTCCTCCAGTTCGCCACCGAAGGCACATTGCGGGCAATGTTCCCGGCATAGGGAATGAGCTTCGCGCCGCTGGGCAGCACATCGCGGACCACTCCCACGGTCACCGGATCGACGGGAATCCCTTCCTCGTAGCAATCCTTGATCGCCTGGAACAGCGCGGCGTTATCCTCGAAGTAGAAATCGGCAGCGGTCACGCTGGACAAGGCCTCGTCAACCAGCTCCTGATTCTGCTGGAGCGCGGACTGCAAGATAGCGCCGAGCACGCCGAACTCAGCCTCTTCGCTGTACAGCTCTCGGCTCACTCCAGAACCTCCCGGCGAGCGGAGCCCCAGGTGAAACCAACAGCCTTGCCGCCGTTCTCGCGGAGACGATCCACCGCACGATCACCGATGTACTTGGCGACCTCCTGCGCGCTCATGTTCGAAACCACCACCGTAGGCCGCATCTCCCGATACCGGCGGTCAATCACCTCGTGGAGCAGCCCCAATTCGTACTCGGTACCGCTCTGCGCGCCGAGCTCGTCGATCACCAACAGGTCGAAGCCCGCCAGCTCTTCGAGAGCGTCCCGTTCGGTGTACTTCGCTGCCCGATTCATCGCCCCCTTAGCCACACGGATTATTTCCGACGCCGAGGTGATCACTGCTTGGGCCTGAAGGTTCCGTACGACGTACTGGACGATTGAGCACGCGAGATGGGTCTTGCCCGTCCCAAGGTTGCCCAGGAGCAAGAGGCAGCGGCCGTCCTGGAAGTTCTCCACGAATCGCTCGGCATACTCCCGGCATGCTTCCAGCACCGCCGCCTTCTCCGCCTTGCCATCGGTGCGGTAAGTCTCGAAAGTGCTGGCCCGGTAGCGAGCGGGGATGCCAGAGCCAACCAGCAACTCGTTGATCTTGCGTTGGGTTTTCTCAGCCAGAGCCACCGAAAACTCCTCGCTCCCCGGCCCGCGATTCACCCCATCCCAAACACACCGTGAGCAAGACCAAGTCAAGTAGCTGCCATCAAACTGCTCCACCTGGATCGCGTGGTAGTCACCGTGAACCGGGCAGCGAAGAGAAGGGCTTTCTTCGCTCTTGCGGTTGGGTTTACGCCAGAAGTTAAAAATTTGCTCTGCCATCGTCGCGGTCCTGGTACATGTCGGGGGTGTGTTTGGGGAGGTTGGTGAAGTTCGATGCCGGGCCAGCATCAGGGGCTATCTCGTCTTCCCATCGTCGCCCGTTGAGCCAACTGGCCGGCAGCGGAACGAACTGGCCGTTGTCCTTCAGCCAATCACGTTGTCGGCAGTGCTTCGGAAGCGCCGCCATGATCACAGGGTGCAGAGCAGGGTCGATCTTCCGCCAAGCCTTCTCCGCCTTCGCTCGATCCCTGCGCTTGGGGTAGGCCTGGTAGAACTCCTCGAAACCATCCAAGGGATTGGGCTTGGTCGTCCGCTTCCCAGACTTGGGTTTTCCCTTCCGATCACCCACGTCGTCCGAACCGGTTTCGCCGGTTTGGACATGCTCTTTAGGTTCTTTGGTGGTTCTTTGGTGGTTAAGTGACGGATCGGGTGCAACCGTTGCACCCCGTTGTGTCGTCAGTTGCACCCCGTTACGTCGTGGTTTGCACCCCGTTACGTCGTCATTTGCACCCGGTGCAACCGTTGCACCCCGTTCCATCGAGAGGTCGTACACCATCGGCAGGCGATCCCGGTGCGAGATGTAGGCGGCAGCGATTGCCTGGTTTCCACGACGAATCACACCAGCCTCCTCGAGGGACCGGAGCTTGTACTGGACGGTCCGCTCGGATAGCCCTGTATCGCTGCTCAGCGTGGCGATAGAAGGGAACGCCCCCTTTCCCGCCTCGTTGGCATAGTTCGCCAGGCACAACAGCACATGCCTCATGGCGGCATCGGTAACGACCTGCTGCTCAAGTGCCCAAGTCATGGCCTGAACGCTCATATGTCGAGCTCCTCGGTGACGCGCCGCACGAAAGCGTCGTAGTCCTCAGCCATCTCGAAGCCCTGGACCTCAAGGGAGGCTCTGCACAGCTTCGCGTGGCGGTACATCAGAAGCCGGTCGCTTTCGCACAGGTCGCGGAATTGACGGTAGGACGGCCAGGGCCCGGCGATCACCGGGCGACCGTTGGGGCTGGTGGTGATCCGGCCCGGTTTTGGTTGTGAGGTCATTGGATGGTCTCCCCGGTGTACTTGGCCTGCGTGAACCGGCCGTCCCAGGTGGCTTTCATGACCAGCTTTTGCTGCATGTAGAGTTGGTGCAGGCGCTGGGCGCCGGCCAGCAGCAACTGCAGGTCGTACTTGATGAAGGAGTCACCGCCCTCGGGGGCGATCTTGCGCGGGCGCTCGGTGAGGTACTTGTCGCGGACACGGCTGGCGACGCGATACCGCGGTGCGCCCTCCTCTTCGCGCTGCTCATTGAAGAGCCAGCCGAGTTGGCACAGGGTGCTGTTTACCTTGGCGCAGTTCACCCCGTTCAGGCGCTTGCAGAACTGAGTAGGCGTCTCGCCTACCATGAACAGCGATTCAAGGCTGGAGATGGTCTCGGCCTGGTGCTGATTCTCCAGTTGCAGGACGGCGTTCTGTTCCTCCAGGTCAGCAGCCAGCCGCAGGGCCTCGGCTCGGGTACGCGGGATCTGGTAATCGCGACCGGTACGCTCAGCCTCAAGCTGCTGCCAGCGGTCGATCACTCGGGCACGATGCTCATCGCTGTAACCAGCAACGACCAGGTGAGTATCCCTCTCGATCAGGTCATACACAGCGATCGGACGGCCACCGGTGGACTCCCGGCGAGTTTTACGACTTGATCGTAAAAGCCCCTTGTCGAAGAGACGTTCGATGGTCGTGACAACGTCGTTGTGGCGAGCCTCGACAAGATCCGCGATCTCGCGGCTGGTCATGGTGGCGGCCTGGCCGCCGATGGTAGTCAGGTTCATCGCTCTACTCCCGCCATCTGCACCAGTGCGTTTTCCGTTTCGCCGGTAAGCTCAGCGAGGCGTCGGAACACGTCGCGGTGTGTGTACCAGGCGCAAGCCGGACTGACCTTCGCCGCCGACAACGCCATCAGCGCGCCGATCGTGCGCTGTGCCTGCATTAATCGCTTGGTGTGATCTTGCTCGCGCTCTACCCGACCAAGAAAATCGTCCAGAACCTGCTGCGGGCCGTGGTAGTGCAAGCCGTAGCTAAACGTCCCGCACAGCCTTGACGGAGTGTCCGGGACCAGCCCTCTCCTCGAGCGCAAAGACTTCTTGATATCGAGCTCAGTCATGGCCGCACCTCCCGGTAATGCCGGACAGAAGCCCGGCGAGATCGGCGCGTGCTCGCTTGGCGTCGTGATCCAACCGATCAGGGGTGGCGTATTCCGGCGCGTACTCGCCACGGCCTACCCAGCAACGGTTGCCGGGGAAGCGGTCGTTCAGCAGATCGGCGCCACGCTGGGCCTCTTCCTCGGTCGAGAACGGGGCGACCATCTGGGCTATCGCAATCCCACCCTTCTGAACGGCCGGTGTGGAGATGAACCAGAACAGAATTCCATCGCCTGAAGACGCACGCTGAAACGTGTCGCCGGTATCGAAGCTGCCAGGGTTCACAGGTCACGCTCCCGATAGGCGGCGCCGATCTGCTGGTTGTAGCGGTAGAGAAAATTCCCGGTGCACAAGATGATCCGCTCGATCAGGTCATGAATCTCCGTCGCAACGGGGTGCCCTCTACCACCTAGGGCAGGAACGACCGAGTCCATCAGCAGAGCCCGAAGTTGCGTCATATCGCTCCGAGCGTGGTTGAATAGATCGAACTCATTACGACTGAGCTCGACCCGCTCCATCACCTCCCCGTCGACAGGAAGCGGAGGACGAGAGGCCTGTGCCTTCGAGAGATCAGACATGACCACCTCCCAGCGCGTCTTTAACCTCGCGCTCACGGGCTTTCCATTCGAGGTAGCTCTCGCGATCAGTCCTTTCGACATCCTCGCGGAGCCCGGGGACCAGCTCGAATAGAACCCTGTCGACCTGCTTGCGATGTGCGCTGATTTCGTCTGACTGTTGCGTGGTGCCATCGATGGCGCGCTCGGCCCACTCGGGGAGTTGCCTTTGTAGCCGCATTTCGTTGAGGATCGTCCAGAGGTACGAGGTCAGGTCGCGCTCTGCCCGAATCCCCTGGCGAAGCATGGTGATTGAGGCGCTCATTGCTTCCGCTCCTTCTGCCGGTTGATGCGATCCGAGAGGACCTGTTCGAGCTCCACCAACTGGAAGATGCCCCCCCCGATCTCCTCCAGAAACCAGCCGAGACGCTCTGAGGTTTCCTGGCCTACTTCGCCTTCAGCGCCAACGTTCGCCAGCAGGTTCCCGACAGCGGCGACACCAAGCGCCATGTTCTGAGCCGCATGGCGAGCCGTACCACGATCCAACTTGATGGAGCGGATCTGCTTATCGGTCAGAACTTCATCGGGGACCGGGGAGCACTGATTGCTGAGCAGTGTCGCGAGGTTCATTGCTGGCCCTCCTCACGCAGGGAGTCGAGCGCGGCGTCAACCAAGTCGCCAGCCATGCGAGAGCAGATCTCCAGGGCATACATAGCTACGCGCTCTTCGTCGGAGGTGGTCAGTGCTCCGAGAATGCTAGAAACACTTAGCGTCAGCGCAATCGCCTCGCTCAACGCCTCTTCGACCGTCGTGGTCGGGTTAATCGCTGCGAATCTCCGCGGCGGAAGCTGAGATATCGGAGCCTTCAGTGCAGACGACTGGGGCTTGTTCCAGACCGCGCTCATGCTGCACCGCCTGCGTGTCGCGACACGCTTTCAGGATTTCCGGATTGGGTCGCGACACCGGCCCGGCAAGCTCTGAGCAATGCGCCAGACATGGCCCCCAGCAGGGCGAGAGTATTGAGTTCCTGAGAGAGCAGCGGCTCGCCGGCATCGTCCATCGCCCGGGTCATTCTCAAAAGAATCAGGTGAACCGCCTCGCTGATGTCCTCGGCGGCGGCCAGAGCCGCGTCAACCGGCCGGTCGGCAACAATGGAGAACAAGAACTCATCCCCGTTGAGAGGATCGAAGCAAACCTGGTGGTCAGTGGTAACGGCGCAGGGGACTTGCGCGCTTTGAGTTTTCTGTTGCATAGTTAATTCGTCCTTCGAAAGACAAATTGATATCCAGGCAGTCGCGCCAACGACTACCGACTAAAGGCCTCGCGAAAGCGGGGCTTTTTGCTGTCTGGAGACAGGGAATCCCTATCCTCCACACATTCTGAAAAGCGCAGCCCAGATCAGGGTGGCTTTGAGGAAGGGGCGCGAGCGCGCGTATCAGACTTTTTCAAAGTGCAAGCTCCCGAATTTCGTTGAACGGCACAGACAGCCTGCACCCGTTTAGAAATATCCCAAGCGCCCATGTAAACGAAGGCCCTGAAGAGGCTCTGCCGATGGTCACCCTGACCAGACTCCGCGCAGGAACGCTCATAGGAATAGTGGGTAGCCAGTGCCCCTTTTTCGGGCGCGTCACCCCGGGCTTGTGGGCAGAGCTTCCACCAGCAGGGAGCTCCTGGGCTTTTAACCGGGTTTAATGATTCGGACCGTGGCGGTTTAGCATGCGAAACTGATCCGCTTGCCAGGCCTCGAGATAGCCCTCGGTCGGGCACCGCAAACCGAATGCTCATGGCGCCACCTCGGCACTGGATGCCTGCACAGGTACGTTGGTACGCTGCAAAATAGTTCCGTTGGGATTATTATCGGAATCAAGGACATCACTTTCCTGTCGGCGCGATGATGGGAAGGGGCGCTCCTCAACTGCGCGAATTGATCCATCGCCCTCTTGGATGACATAGATTGCGCGCCCCATACGGATCGCTTTACTGAGGGCCCCTTGCGTCATCCCAAGGCATTTCGCCGTCCAGGCGTGACGCTTGCGGGCAAATACAGATAGAGGAATGCGTTCCACAGGCTTGTCCAAGCTGGTCTTCTGCCTTGGATAGTGCCAGCGGGATTTTTTCAAATCAATCCTTGCGGGATTATTTTTTCGAGATCGCAAATGAAGAAGAAGCCGCTGCCTCCAGAGAAACAGGCGGAATGCGCCGCCCTGAAAGCCATTTACCAACAGAAGCGGCACGAACTGGGCCTCACCCAAGAAGGAATAGCCCGCAGGCTTGGCATAACGCAGGGGTCACTGAGTCACTACCTGAATGGCCGGAACGCCCTGAATGCCGAATTCGCCGTCAAGATAGCCGAGTTACTCCAGGTCGCAGTGGGGAGCTTCAGCCCAAGGCTGGAGGAAGAAATCACACGAATGATAATGGCCCTCCCCGCCAAAGGCCGGCGTCAAGAGAGAGAGGCCAGTAACGTCACGCTCGCACTCCAGCCACATAGATCGCCTCGGAGGTACCCCGTAATCAGTTGGGTAGCTGCAGGAGAAAGGGCTGAGTCACCTGATCTCCACCCGCCGGGTGTAGCGGACGAATGGCTGCCATCTACCGAAAACGCGGGGGCAAATGGTTACTGGCTGATTATTCTTGGAGACTCAATGTCCTCCCCAACCCCGCCCAGCTTCCCGCCGGGAACGCCGATTCTCGTGCAGCCAGAAGGGTTCGACCTGATCAGCGGAAAATACTATGTGGCCAAGCACTCGGATGGCGAAACCACGTTCAAGCAGTACGTCTACGACGCAGGGGTCAAGTACTTGGTCCCGCTGAACAAGGCCTACAGGACGCTGGAGATGGATGACGACTGGGAGATCATTGGTCGGGTGATAGATGCAAAAGTACCCGGCCTATAAAAAATAATCCCGCAAGGATTGACACGAAATAATCCCGCCAGCACTATTAGCTCCAAGAGTAGGCATTGGAGCTAACCCCCCATGGCAGCAATCACATTCGGAAACTGGAGTGGACGCACCGACTCAGAGCTTGCTGCTCGAGAGGTTCAATGCCTGCTTGCAGTAGCCGGTGGCTGCACCGACAAACAGGCCGCCCTTTCCCTTGGGGTATCACCTCGCACCGTGAAAGGCGCAATTGAGCGCGCAATGCACAAGCTCAACGCCTACCGCAGGCCGGCTCTAGTAGCTGAAGCCATGCGCCGCGGGCTTATCTCACCCGCCGTGATCGCCCTCGCCTTCCTCGTCGCCGGTCAGCCACTGCTCAACGATGACCACATGATGCGCAGCCGCCGTGGCGGCGAAAGGAAGATCGAAACTCGTCTGACTGCTCGCCGCGATGGCGTGGCCTGGGTGGCGTGATCATGGCCTGGGACAGAAGCGATCCTCTCAACATCCTGGCGCTGCAGCTCGACGGTGAACTGCGCGCAGCGGCCGACTTCTGCCATGGCTACAACGGGCCGGCACAGCGCGCTTTCGCCCGGCACATCCAGGGCCTGGGCAAGACGCTCGACGAGCTTACCGTGGCAGACCTGAAGGCGGCGGCCGCATTTGCGGACGCAGAACAGAACGACCTGCAACAGAGAGGGCTGATCTGACGCGGCAGACCGAACGCGCCGAAGCAGCCAAGCAGTAACCAACCGATTTTCGCGAAAGCCAACAACCGCGGCAGGCCATCGGCTTGCCTGGAGGAAAGCATGGACAACAAACCTCTCATCAAGCCCGGGAAGCTCTTCCTGATCTGTATCGCGCTGCTGGCCTATGCCGGGTTGTCCGTCGCCCTGGTGGGCGGCATTGGGCCGGCCCTGGTCAGCAGTCGCGACGATGTTCTGGTCTTCGCGGGATTCGCCATCCCCGGCGTCTGGTTGATCGCCTCGGTCTGCCTCGGCATCCACCTCGCCAACACCCGCCGCGAAGAAGCGGCCACCACCAGCAAGGAGAAAGACCAATGAAGCGGATTCCCGCTGCTGCAATGCTGTGCCTGCTCGCCGTCCTGGCGGGCTGTTCGAAGGTGCCTGCCGGCAACGTCGGCGTGATCGTCAACCTCTACGGCTCCGAGAAGGGCGTGGAGACGCGCGAGGTCGGAACTGGTCGCTACTGGGTAGGCGTGAACGAGGAGCTCTACCTGTTCCCCACCTTCACGCAGACTGAAACCTGGGGCGGCGAGGAAGCGATCAGCTTCCAGACCGTTGAGGGTATGAAGGTTGGCGGCGCCGTCGGCATCACCTACTCGGTATCCCCCGACAAGGTGACGACGCTGTTCCAGAAATACCGGGCGGGAATCGACGAAATCACGAACAAGTTCCTGCGGAACATGGTGCGCGATGCCTTCAACGATGTTGCCTCGAAGCTTCCAGTCGAGAGCGTCTATGGCGCCGGTAAGGCGGACCTGCTGCTAGCCGTCGAGAAGCGCGTGCGCGACCAGGTGGCGCCCATCGGCATCAACATCGAGCGCATCTACTACGCATCCGACCTGGTCCTCCCGCCGCAGGTTACGCAGAGCCTGAACGCGAAGATCCAGGCCACCCAGATGGCCGAGCAGCGCCGTAACGAGGTCGCCCAAGCCAAGGCAGAAGCCGACAAGGAACGCGCTCGGGCCCAAGGGGAGGCGGACGCGAAGCTGACCCTGGCCACCGCCGACGCGAAGGCGATCGAGATCCGCGCCCAGGCGCTGCGCTCGAACCCCGACGTCGTGACCCTCAATGCCGTCGAGAAGTGGGACGGAAAGCTGCCCACCTACATGGCCAGCGGCTCCCCGCTTCCTTTCATCGGCATCAGCAAATAGCGACCATCGATCTGGCGCCAGCGATGGCGCCACTGGAGATCCCATGAAACGAGCAACCGTTGTAACCGAACTGCCGGCCAGCACCAGCCGGGACATGGACAAGTTCGTTGTCCGACTGCCGGACGGACTGAGGGCTGAGGTCGAAGCCGAGGCTAAGCGAGACGAGCGCAGCATGAACAGCGTGGTCATCATCGCCCTGCGCGAGTACCTGCATGGTCAGCGCCGAAAGCATGCGCTCCTCGATGCGCTGACCACTGCCGCCCGAGGCCGCTGATCATGAAGCAAGCACTCACCAGTACCGCGGTCAGCCTGCTGATCAGCGCGTGTCTGTACTTCGGACATGGCTCCATCCACCAGTTCGCCTTCTATGTGTCAGCGGCCCTAAACGTCCTCTGTTGGCTGCTGATCTTCGCCGGCGGCATCAAGGGGCAAGGAGCCGCGAACATGCTCGCCCGCCCGTGGCTCTCCATCCCTACCGGCGCTCTGCACGTGGCGGCCCTGGCCCTCACAGATCACCCTGCGCTCGCGGCTTCAAGCCTGCTGGTGCAAATGGCTTGCTACGCCCTCGCCTACCAGGCGGTGCGCAGAGCCGAGCAAGGGGGTGACCTATGACCCATGCCCTGTTTAAACAGATCGATCTGACCGCCAAGCTCGGCCAGGACGGTAGCTCGCTCCAGGCCATGAACGCGCTGCGCGTCATCCGGGAAACGGTAGCGAAGCACCTGGCCGGCGCCGAGGCTGCAGAAGAGCATCCGCTCGAGCGCGCCGTCCTGGCGCTCCGCACCATCGCCGAGTACCCCTGTCCCGAGCAGGACAACATGCCGGCGGCGAACATGCGAGAGATCGCACTGGCCGCGCTGAGCGGGGCTGGAGCGAGTTCAGTGCCGGGCAACCCTGCCGGCGAACCTGTTTCCGGACCGGGTAATGCCGGCGAGCAACCCCACCCCGCGCCGGGATCGGGCGACAGCAAACTGGCCGAAAGCCTCCAAACTCTGGTGCGCTGGCTTGATCGCGTGGCAATCGAGGACGGCTATGTCGGCGTGCCGGTGATCGAGGCCGTCGAGGTGGTGGTCACCGAGATGAAGCGCCAGCAACAACCAGTCGATCCGGCCTTCTGCCGCTGCAACCACTGGTTCGCCGGGGACAGCGTCGAAGCGGCCTTCATTCGCCAGCATGGCCAGTGCCAGGACTGCGTCGAGATGGACCAGATGCTGGAGCGGGAAGTGCAGGCCGAGAACGCCAAGCGCTACCTGTGGCTGCGCAACACGGCTCTCTACGCATCGGACCTGGCCCGCGAGGTCAACCGCATGGACAAGAGCGTCGTCAACCTGCTCCCACGGGACAAGGACGGCAACCTCCTGGCAGAGGCTGATCTGGACGAGGCCATCGATGCTGCCATGGCGAAATGGTCGGCCGAGGTTCTGTGCGCAGGCGTTGACGTCGCTACCGACCGCGTGGAACTGACCATTCACAATTGGACCGCGCCGGCGGAAGGCGGTGACGCATGAGCATCACCCTCAAGGGCCATGCCCTCAACCAGCGCCAACTCGACGCTATCACCCCGGTGATGAACGACCTGATTCAGGGCCGGGTTGACCTGGCAAGTTTCGATGATGCCTGCGTCAAAGCCCTGGATATCGCCGGCTGCCCGCTGGGCTACGACACCAGCATGCCCGGTACCGGCAGCACCATCGAGGAGCGGGCCGCCAGATGGTTGAGGGACGGTCAAGTGGGAGCATCTTCGCGGGCCATCCACGATCACATGCTCGGTCTGCCCGTGGAGCGCCACCACGCGGCCTACCCCCATGACCCGGACGACCTGAATCGCTGCCTGCTTCTGCTGAACCTAATCCCTGAATGGGCGCCACGCATCCGCGAGATGGCCCAGCACAGCCAGGAGTGGGCCGCACTGGCGAGCAGTTGGGGAAAGCTCACCAACCTTTTCCTGCAAGAAGCTGGGCTGGACTGGCAACGCAGCAGCGGAGCCCCCGAAACCTACGCGGTGATGCGATTACTACTGGGTGATGCATGAGAAAAGCACTGACCGCTATCGCACTCGTCGCAATGCTCGGCCTGGCTGCGGTTGCCGCCGGCACAGCGCTCCAGCCGTTCAAGACCCTGTTCATCTGGGAGGTATGCCAGTGATGAGAGGCTCCGATATTCCACCACCACCAGGGTATCGCCCTACCCCGCTCGCCACCCTCGGCCAGCAGTTGGTCCGCCTGGGCCAGGCGATGCAGAACCCCAACACCAAGCTCGGCGAGTTGACCGAACTGGTCCAGGCCTGCGGCGTCGACCTGCGGATCTGCGACACGAACAAGGAGAGCCGGTCATGAAGGGCGCAACGTTGCACAGGCTGATCGATATCTACGCCGACAGTCGCCGTAACCTGCGCGTCCGTTTGGCGGCCCTCCGGATGTTCGTCCGCGCGGTGTGCGCCGATCGCAACACCAGCTTCGCCGAGTATCGCCAGGTGTGTCGGAGGCTCCTCGAGGGCATGCCGTTCACCGAGCAGGCGCTTGAGCGCGAGCGAGCGGCATATCTGGATCGCACCAGAGCTGCGAGACAAGCCATGGAGGAGAGCGGTGCCTGGCTTATCGGAAACTCAGCCATGATCGAGCAGGCCCTGTCGTTCGACGATCTGTGCGACCTCCTGGGGGTGAATCATGCCCACCGTGCCGAGGCTGCCGAGGCCTGCGCGGGCGACGCCGGAGTCGTTGGCGGCCTGCTCTGGATTGGTGGGGAGTTCGAGGACAGCGCAGACCACAAGAGCGGCCGCTCCAACCGAGGGAACACGGGACCCCTTACCGCAGCGGTCCAGAACCTGTTCCAGAGGTTCCTGCTTGAGAATCCGTCGGCAATTCCCGATCCGTTCGCCCCGGGCGGGCCCTTTTACGGAGTCCCGCGGCAGGAGATGGCGCCGAACGGCACTGTGCAGATTCGGCGACCGGCACTCACCGTCCACAGCCAGGACGGGTCAATCCGCACGGTTGAGCGAAAGCCGGAGGTGATTGGTGAGTAGGCAGATGACCGCGCGCCGGCTGACCCGGGCCGAGATGAACCACCTGCGCCGCCTGATCGGTTGGGTTCGTTGCGAAGTAGGAGCAGAGCCAGAGGAAGTCGTCGCCGCTGCCAAAGAGGCTCTCGACCACTTCCAATGCGTGACGGAGGACGGCAAGCAGCGGCTGCTCGAGCACTACCAAAAGTCAGTAGCCGTACCGAATTACATCCGCGCTGCGCTCAAGGCCCTGGAGAAGGTGTGCCTGGAAGAACCGGCCGAGGTGGTTGACGGTGAGTTGGTTGCCCGCAGGCGGCACGAAGCACCGCAACGCCTGGCCGTAGCGCGCAACGAAGAGGAGATAGGGAATGGGAAGCTCGACTAGCCCCGTATCCGAGTTCCTGTCCGAAGAGGAAGTCGCCGAGCTGACTGGGCGCAAGTACCCGAGCCAGCAGATCGAGTGGCTGAATAGGTACGGCTGGAAGTACGCCGTGACCGCGGCGAACCGCCCGATAGTTGGGCGCGTATATGCCCGCCTGAAGCTGGCCGGCGTGAAGCCGACGATGGAAGCAACCGAGAAGTGGAGCCTGGACCTGTCCAGGGTTAGATGATGAGACCGCGGAGCAACAAGAACCGGGGCCTGCCGCCTCGCATGATCAAGCGTACCCGGACGATGAAGTCAGGAAAGGTCTGGGTCGGCTACTACTACGACGGGCGGGATGCTGAGGGGAGGCGCAGGGAGATCCCGCTGGGCACGGACTTGGATGAGGCTCGGGAGAAGTGGGCGAAGCTGGAGAGAAAGGCCGTGCCGCCAACCACTCGGACCGTCGGCGACCTGTTGCGCAGGTTCGAGCGGGACGTGGTTCCGACGAAGGCGCCGAAGACCCAGAAAGAGTATTCGAAGATGATCCGCCAACTGCTGGGCGCCTTTGACGAAGCCCCGGTAGAGGACATTACGCCGAGCACCATCGCTCAGTACCGAGACGCCAGGACGGCCAAGGTTCGAGCGAATAGGGAGATCACCCTGCTTTCCTTCGCCTACAACATGGCCAGGGAGTGGGGCATCACCAGCATGGAAAACCCCTGTCGCGGGGTGAAGAAGAACAAGGAGCAGCCGCGCGATGTGTACGTCACGGACGAGGTGTGGAAGGCGCTCTACGAGAAAGCCCCGGACGATCTGCGGGTGACGATGGACCTCGCGTATTTGACAGGCCAACGCCCGGCTGACGTGAGGAAGCTGCGCAAGAACGACGTTTCCGGAGACTACCTGCTGGTCGGGCAGAACAAGACGTCTCGCAAGCTCCGGATACGACTCCGCCGCGCCGACGGACAGATGACCCAGCTCGGCCACCTGGTCGAGTCGATCGCCTCCGATTCTCCGGCACTGGTCACCAACGAGAAGGGCCAGCCGATGACAGAGAAGATGCTTCGCACCAGGTTCGATACCGCACGCAAGGCTGCGGCCGATGAGGCGATCAAGGCGGGCGACCAAGACTTGGCCAGGGAGATCATGCAGTTCCAGTTCCGGGACATTCGCCCCAAGGCGGCCTCCGATATCGAGAGCCTGGCCGACGCCTCAGACCTGCTCGGACACACGACTCAGGAGATCACGAAACGCGTGTATCGCCGGATCGGGAAGGCCGTGAACCCCGTTAGATAGGCATGAATTGCGGAAACGAAGACAAAATTTGTGGAAACGATCAGTCTTAAGCTACTGATACACATAGAAAATCAAACATAAGGCAGAAGATCACCGGACCGCCGCCTCGGGCGGTTCGGGAATGCAGCGACGCATCTACCGCCTCAATGAGGGAGCAGATAGGCGTAATAGCGCTTGAAGGTCAGGGCTGCACGATTCATGCGCGGCACTCTACGCGCCTGTGCCGGGCTGTCAAGGCTGGAAAGCGCCTCGACACGAACCGAGGCACTTCCTCGCAACAGAAGCGCAGCCTGGGAAAGTTTACCCGCCAGTTATCCGCACAAATTTATGACGCCGGTTTCTCTACTTTGAAAAACAACGCCCGACCGGACGTGTACTTCAACAACTCGACCGGAAGAAACCTATCAGCAAGGCAGTTGAATTTTTTCCGAAAGCAATAATTCGATACTTTTCTGGATTGGCGCATCATCTCGTAAAAATAGCGAACCGCTTCCCAGCACCCACGAATATCAATGGATCAGCAATATCCAGATGCTTATCGCGGCATTCGAAAAAACATCGACCAATTCCACTGACAAAATATCGGCGTCATTTGCCTAACATGGATATTCCAAGTTCACCCTATCAACTTCCCAGATTGACACTCTCGCCGGCAGATCAGTAATTTTCAGCGACCAGCCAGAAAAGTACTTTTCCAGAGCGGCTGGCAACCGATAGTCACTCTATCTTCGCAAACCGATGTTTATGCGAGAGGGCCGGCTATCGCTCAAAACTTGATTGATGAAGGAATAGCGCCATGCAACTCGCCACACTTCAGGAACTGAGCTTCGATGAAATCGACCAGGTATCGGGCGCCGGACTCTTCAGCTTCGTCGGCGATGCCATCGTCGATGTGGTCAAGGTGTCCAACGACCTGCTCAACACGTCGGTCATCTCTTCGGTCGGCAAGGTGTTCAACGCCGTCGGCCTGACCCCCATCCATCAACTGGCCGATACCCTCGGCTACGGCGTGTTCAAGGGCGTCGCCGCGGTCGGCGGCCTGCTCGGCGGCGATACCAGCCGTATCGATTACCACTACGACACCGAGTGGACCTGATCCCAGGACCTCGGCCCGCTCCCGTCGCGGAGCGGGCCTCCCCCGTCGCCGGAGGCCTGGGCGCCCCCGGCGGCGACCAAGGACCCGGCAACCGGGAAGGGGCGACCAGCGCCCCGATCAGGAGAACCGCCATGCACGACCCCATCCAGCAAGCCGACGCCTTCGTCGACGATCCCGACCAGGAGTCCGGCGGCCTGTCGCGCCGCAGCTTCCTCGGCAAGAGTGCCACGCTCGGCGCGGTCGGCCTGGTGGCCGGCTGGACCCCGGCCTTCGTCATCCAGCCCGCCGAAGCCGCCGCCAGCAGCTGTCCGGCGCCGGCAGGCTTTCCGGCCGGCCTCGAACTTTATCGGCGGGCGTTCCGCAACTGGTCGGGGGAAATCGCCGCCGACGACCTCTGGAGCTGCGCCCCGCGCACCAACGAAGAGGTTCTCGCGGTGGTCAACTGGGCCTGGCAGAACGGCTTCAAGGTGCGCCCGCGCGGCATGGGTCACAACTGGTCCCCGCTGCTGCTGAAAGGCGGCGAGAACTGCGAGAGCCGCATCATGCTGGTGGAAACCAGCCGTTACCTGACCCGCGTACGGATCGACGCCCAGGGCGAGTTCGGCCTGTTCAGCGCGCAGACCGGCGTCACCATGGAAGCCCTGCTGAAACAGCTGGAGCGGGTCAAGCTCGGCTTCGTCGCCACGCCGGCGCCGGGCGACCTGACCCTCGGCGGGGTGCTCGCCATCGACGGCCACGGCACCGGCATCCCGGCGCAGGGCGAAAGCCGCCTGCCGGGGCAGAGCTACGGCTCCCTGAGCAACAGCATCGTGGCGCTGACCGCGGTGGTCTGGGACGGCGCCGCCGGACAATACGTGCTGAAGACCTTCCGCCGCGACGATCCGGCCTGCGCGCCGTTCCTCGTCCACCTCGGACGCGCCTTCATCGTCGAGGCGACCCTCCAGGCCGGGGTCAACAAGCGCATGCGCTGCCAGAGCTACGTGAACATCCCGGCGAGCGAGATGTTCGCCGCGGCCGGCAGCGGCGGAAGGACCTTCGACAGCTTCCTGCAAAAGAGCGGACGCGCCGAGGCCATCTGGTTCCCCTTCACCGACAAGCCCTGGCTGAAGGTCTGGACGCCGACCCCGCGCTGCCCGTTCGGTGCCCGCGCGGTCAACGGCCCGTTCAACTACCCCTTCTCCGACAACATTCCCAAGGCGCTGTCCGACCTGCTGGCGGCGATCAATACCGGCCACCCGGAACTCACCCCGCTGCTCGGCAAGCTGCAGTACGACCTGGTAGTGGGCGGCATGGCGCTGACCCTGGGCTACGACCTTTGGGGCTGGAGCAAGGACCTGCTGCTGTACATCAAGCCCAGCACCCTGCGCGTCACCGCCAACGGCTACGCGGTGCTGACCCGGCGTCGCGACGTGCAGCGGGTGATCAACGAGTTCTACCTGCAGTACCAGACGATGGTCGCCGCCTACCGCGCCAACGGCCACTACCCCATGAACGGCCCGGTGGAGATTCGCGTCAGCGGGCTCGACCAGCCCGGCGAGTCGATCGTTCCCGGCGCCCAGGTGCCCAGCCTGTCGGCGATCCGTCCGCGCCCCGACCAGCCGGAGTGGGACACGGCGATCTGGCTGGACATCCTCAGCCTGCCCGGCACTCCGCAGGCCAACGCCTTCTACCACGAGTTCGAGGCCTGGCTGTTCGACCACTTCAGCGGCGACTACGCCTCGCTGCGGGTGGAGTGGAGCAAGGGCTGGGGCTACAGCCCCACCGCCGCCTGGGCCGAGCCGACGGTGGTCGACCAGTTGGTGGCGCAGTCGCTACGCCAGGGCCTGGTCGCAGACAACGATTGGGACGCCGCGGCGCGCCAGTTGAACGAGGCCGATCCGCATCGGCTGTTCAGCTCGCCGCTGCTCGACCGGCTGATGCCATGAAATGCCGCTATGCGAGGCCGTACTGACTCGGACGAAGAGCGGTTCGCCGGAGCCGATATGAATGAGCCCTCGATACGGCGTTGACTTGTTCAACAGGTCTTATCGAGGTGTCGCACGAACCGGCCTTAATCATTCGCAAAGTTTACCCGGAGTGGCAAACCTTCATCCGCCGAATATTGAAACTCATTGTCAAACGAATTATCGATCCCATGAAAAACCGCTAATCCTGGCAGTTCATCCCACTCTTTCGGATTAGTACCATCGAATGGCTTTCCAGACTCAGGGGAAGCCTAAAGGAGATATATGAAATGAAAGAACTCAATGACATTGAAGTCACCTGCGTTTCGGGTGGAACTCTTTCCGGCATGATCGTAGGCGCCGTCGACGGCGCCGCGACGGGCATGGCAATCGGCGGGAAATGGGGCGGTGCCGGCGGCTTCGGCTTCGGCGCTCTTTCCCAGTTGGTCGGCCTGATCGTGCCAACCGCAATGGGCGCTATTGCCGGGGGCACGGTCGGTCTCTTCACCAATGCGGAAACGGCTGTCGGTTACTTGGGCCAATACCGGGAAAACTTCGGTCCCGGTGATGTAGGCCGCACCACCATCTAA